CCACAGCCGTCGGGTCTTTGTGGTATTTTCAAGTGCGCCACAACGCACCCTTTGCTCGTTTTAAGGAGGCTCCAAAAGGAGAACGAGACTTTCTTGCCGTACGAATAGTTGTTGAAGCTCAACGTATTTATATCGCGCCCGCCGAGCAGTCGAGCACAAGCAGCTGGGGAGAGAGAAATGGGCCGGCTCGTGGCCCTCGCCAGACAAGATTTTCGTGCATATCCAGGCACGATGACTCCCCCCCCCTCCACCTGCGCTCATGGCGCTAGTGGTGACCCTCACAACTCACGAGGGTCGGTGATGACCGTAGAACCACCCGTCATCGACTCCCAGGCGCTGTACGCGGCGCGAGCATTGCCAACAACTCCACTCACGAAACTGGCCGCCGACGCCAGATTGGCGGCAGCCTCGTTCATGAGGTCCTTAGCACTCGGCGCCTCGCGCTCGCCAAAGAGCGTCGACGCGGCATCCCACATCGCCGGGCCCCCAAGCGGATCAACTTGGCGCACACGTTTGCCACGAGCCTTCGCTCCGATAAACTCCGCGTGCACCCAAGCCTCCCACTGGTACGTCTGCGACGTCGTAGTCGGCGCCGTCGCGATGATGCCCATGGGGCACGATCCCAACGACGCCGGCGCCGTCGACGAGTAGTGGAAATCCGACTCTCGAGCCGGTGCCCAGAGGGCGCTCCGCCAAGCGCGAGTGACAGCATCGTCCTTGCAGCTGTCGTAGGCCTGCAGGTCCGACTGATCAGAGCCGACCAAATTTTGGTGGTCGGGCTCCGACAGAGAGAACAAGCGACCGCCGCGCTCGAGCTCCGTGCCGACGTAACGGGCCCGAAGGCCCGCCGCGACAATTCGCCATTGCAGATCGCCATCGGGGACTGTTCCGCCAAAGTCCGCGGCGATGTAGGGTGAGTTCGAGCCATAGCCCACATTTGGAGCGGCCTGTGAAATGGTTGTGCCCGCGTAAGTCGCTACGCTTGCGTAGACGGCATCCACGTTGCTAGCTAGCATGCCAGCGGGATTCATCGCAACGAAACCCCGTTGGCCCGTGCCTGTGGCGAACGTGCCCTTTGCGAACACGGTCACTCCCTGCGACGGAATCGCAGGCGGCAGCGGAATGGTAGCATCGGGCAACGCGCGGAACGGATCCGCCATCGCCTCTGCCCACTCACACGTCGCTGCCGACAGACACACGCAGACTTTGTCCTTAGCGGAGCCTTGACGCGAGCGTGGAACCCGACGATCCCGACGCTCACGCCTCACATCGCGCGACCGCATGTGACGCCCCGCACGCTGCATGCGCACGGCTCCTTGCACTTCCACTCTTTGGCCACCCATGATGATGTTGGTCGTAGTTTGGCAAGGACTATGATTAACGGGCAAGAGGACGTCAACCCTCTTCAAAACATCAGCCCGAAGTCGCTCACGCGTACTCCTCGCGCTCAAGCACACGATCGATGAGTGTGTGCTCAAGCACGCGAGCAGTGCGCACGCTGTGGCGACAATACGCCGTGAAGGACCGAAACTCTTCTTCCGACAAAGAGTACCAATTCAACCAGACCATTAAGTCCGCGCGGGTGTACAACGGATGAACGACCCCCATGTAGGCTTTGTGCCGTGACGGATGCGCATCTGACTCATCGGCTACAGGCGCGAACACACCCGTTCGCTCTTGCAACGCTGCGAGGAGCTCGTAGAGCCCCGGGACGGCGCGCGCTGCTGGAAGCAGCGCGGCCACCTTCTCGCCGAGCCTTTGCGCAAACTGCTGCTGCCCCACTGGCATGTATGAGGACAACAGCTTGAACACGACTCGCCCAAAAGACGGCGCCCAAACCCATCCGCGCTTCACCGAGACACAAGGGGTCCGACGTTGCCCAAGAAACGTCGAATCCATCATATCAGCAGTAACTGCGCGGCAGGCGAGCTTCATCTCCAGGCCGTACTCGTCATAGACGTCGAGTGGCAGCATGCCGTCAGCCGTCCAGGACGGCGCAACACCTGCATACTCTGGCTCCTCCGACTTACTCCGTTCGGTGAGGAACGGCCGGCTCTTTCCAGTCGCCGCGGTCCACGTGTCATCGCCAAGCGCCGCCACGAAGAAGTGACGACGCTCTCCCGGAAGGTGCGACAACGCGTCGACGGTGGCGCCGATCATACTACGAGTGTTCCACGCACTCGTAATACTAAAGCCCGTCGGCATCTGCCCGTGGGCGGGGAAGCCCACCACGTCCTCGACGTCCACACGCTCACGTGAATCCCGCCACGACAAGATCGGAGAAATCGCAAAGGTAGGCGCGATTCCCAAGACCTTCTTCGCCAGCGTCCCTTCGAGCGCCGGCTGGTCGCGGTATTGTTTGATGACGCTCGCCCCAGTCGCCTGCAACAGCGGAGCTTGGTGCGTGCAATCAAAGCGTGACGCATCGCCCTCGATTTCATACGTGGCCACGTGAGGCCAATTATCGTAGGCCTCCATCACTTGCGCGAGCGTTCGCCCGCACGCGGTGATAACAGTGAAACCGTGGCCATTGATCATGACCTCACGGCTGCCACCGAACGTAGCTTTCTCGGCCTCTTGCAAGGCCAACACGCGTGGTCCGAGGTACAACAACAGCTCAGGCGGAGGAACACACAGCATCCGCGGCCACACCGGTGCCGCTTCGCCAAGTCGATAACTCTTGTCAACGACCTGCTCATTCGCCTTCACCATCGCATCATACGACACGCCCGAGCCGAGGCGTGCGCGGCCCTTCGCCTGCGCCAACCATCGGCCCGCAAACGCCGCCAGATCAGGATCGGCGGCCAGGATTGACTCAAACGTGCGACGTCGCGCCGCAGGGAAGCGAGCTGCCCACGCCCGTACCGACATGACTGGTTGAAGTTCGACATCGACATCGAACACCATCATGACGAAACGAAAAGCCACGATGCGCGATAGAAGCGGCGGCGTCACTGGCCGATACACACGGTAGTGCAACGCTGCCACATCGTTATGCGGATCCGAGGGGGCGAAATTGACCGGAACGAACAACTCTCCCCGCACGTACAACGCAGGCTCGAACACGACGAGATTCAGGTGGTCCTTACAACCACGAGCATCTGCCATGAGAGCCAACTCGCGCAGCGGCCCTTGGCACACTGCAGCCCACTCCTTCGGACACGATTGTGCGAAGCACCGGCTCGCCCGACGCACGCCGCGCACTGCACCAGCGCCAGCCCACCAACGCGACCAGAAGCCGTAGATCAACCACCAAGTGTCGACAAGGTTTGCGCGCAAGCGGTTACGCACGCGAACAGCAACACCCGGCCGGAACGTCGCCAACTGCTTGACAACGTGGTCGACCAACGCCAACTGCAACGCAGCAGGCCAACGCGGATACTTCTCCGACACGAGATCGGCAACCACCC